GTAGACGCAGTGGCTAAAAAAACGCTCAAAGGCTTGCTCGATTTACGCCTGTTGCAATCTGCACAGCAAGCAACCATGTTATCCATATCAATAGCATTGGCTATAGATGAGTCATTTGCTATGGGTCTGATGTGATCGACCTGGTTTGCTTCCTTCTTACAGTAGGCGCATGTGAAGTTGTCACGATACAACACAGCAATCCTTGCCTTCTTGTAACTCAGCTTAGATCGTGGATCACCACGCTTAACAGCCATTAGTAATGACCTCGCTTCTTATGATGATCTAATGCTTTACATGTATCACCTTTGTACCTGTGATTTATGTACTTCAACCCTAAGTCTATTTGTTTAAATGGGTTTGTCTCTGTCATCTTTAACAGCTGTGGTATCCCAAATGCACTGCTCTTAGGGTTCTTGGCTGCCGGGTTCCATCTGCTTTCTTCACGCCACAATATAACCAGGCATCGATACTGCTTATCATCTAATACCTTCATGTGAGCATATAACTTAAACATCTCAACACTGCCTGTATTAACTGCTTTTGCTTCACCTGTTGCAACTGTTGTAATAACAAATAGAGCGCCCCAAATAGCGCAGTGTCGCAGGCGAGCTATCCGCAGTTGCGGCTCGCTGAGGCGACCAGAGCGTAGCACCCATGTCAAGTATCGTTTCATAGGTTGTTCACATAATCGTAGTGTTCTTTGCATAGTGGATAGCCAATACGCGTACCGAAGTAGTCCAGATAAGCTGTCTCGGTAGCTTTAAGCCTGCACCATAGATCCATATCCCATTCAAATATGCGGCATTTAACTGGTCTGGTCATTGGGATCTCCTAAATGCACAGCTCTGATGTGGCTTTCCATGAGCCTGCTGATCTCGATCTGAGACATGAACTCCAGCGCAGCCCTGAGCGAGTAACCACAAGGGCACTCATACATAAATGGTGGCCTGTCTTTAGCCATTGGCCACCTCATCGCTGAGCATCCGCACACCCAGGACACCGCAGGCTATGCACTCCAGTACATGTACATTGGCTGGCAGTTTGTCGGTGATGGTCACTACTTTATGAGCTGTGTTTTTCTTACAAACCCTGCAATCAAATGCCAGATCCATGAGATGAACTCCTTAAATCGCTAATTGGAAAGAGATCGCGTTGGCTAATCCAGTAGTTGCCCTGACCTCGATGGTAAAACTGTGGCTGTCTAGCCATTTTGATCGGGATCCATCCAGCCAGGTGATAGACAGGCGAGCGCCCTGTAACTAGCACTGCAACATCGTTATCTCGATCGGTCTTGTTGATAATTAAGCTGCCGTTGTCGTACTTAGTCCATTTAACTTCGAGCCTGCTGCCTACATCTGCTTCGTTTTTAAATGTATTTAGCGATGGCTTAAAGTCTTTAAGGCCGAAGTACTCAGCCACTGCAATCTCAGCAGCTACAGCTTCAGCGTTTTCCAGAATGAACTCATGAAGGCTAATGGCCTTATTAAATCGGCCTGGATGATCTGGCCTGCCCTTTAAGTCTGCGACCCGGGCTAGTCCGATGTGGTGGGCTTGGATCTCTTGCGAATAATCAAGCACAACCCTGTTCATTTGCAGCTGGCACAAATCCAGAGCGTGTCATATTGGTCAAAGCCGCCAATCTTTGACGCAAAATGTTGGCCTTTATCGCACCACTCAATTGCAGGTGGAATTACCTCATCGCGTAACTCTGTGCCATCTTTATCGATGCGCAAGCGAGCGCCACTTTGTAGGTTAATCATCTCAAAATCACCCATTTTTATTACCTGGGTGTCTCATGTTTTTAACCATTGGGCGTTCTTTAATTAATGGGCGTGGATTGTTGGCCAAGCGCTCTGCTTCAGCTGCAAAGGCTTGTACATTGTTTAAGACTTCCTCTAATTCGCATCGATAACATTGGTAATGGCCTTTGCTTGGGATGTAATGCTCATTACAACCTCGGCAGATCATGTAACTTTTATCGATTATGTATTTTTGCACCACTTACTTCTCCCATCTTGGAGCGCACTGTGGCTTGGCCTTCGATGGGCAAACCCATCCCTTGTATTTATTGCCAGTTTTAGAGCTGATGCCTTCTTTAAAGATCATGCGGCCATGCTCACAAGTCTCTGCTTGATCTACGATCTCGCCACCCAGCGCACCCTGGATCAGGTTTATGCCCGTAGCTAGTGGCTCGGCTGTGCCTTCAGGTGCAATCGTCACCGTTGCCCATGGATCGCTTTCTAGGCTTATTGGAGCATCTTGTACAACCTGCGCCATAGTCTCGGCAGTACTGCGATGTTCTCCAGGGCTTAAAAGGCTTATAACTCGGCCTATTGCACTGCTGGATGTGTCCTCGATAAACCAGCGTTTCATATTTTGATTGTAAAAAGCCTGGTTGCCATAGGCATAATCAACAGCTGCTGGCACTGTGTCCTCATGCTCGCGATATGCCCGGGCTTCGATCAAGATGTAGCCTTCTTTAAGGTTTACATCGATGATGCTGGTTTCTAATCTGCCTGCTGGGAATTCATCCCTGAAGCGTTTGATCCGCTGTAAAACTGTCTCGTACTCGGCTAAATTAAACATTTAAAAGCACCTGGCTTTCTGCATCTCTTGCAGCTTGTAGTTGGTCGGCTAGCGGCCAGTGAATAAAGCCACCCTTGCCATCTGGCCATGTCTCAGCCTGTCGCTTGTGGTAATTGCAATAGGCGCGAGTAGCACCCTTAGATCGTATCGTTATCGATACTGTAATGATCGTGGCAATAGGCACGCACTTATCGCTAAATGTCCATGTCTGGGTCTTTGTGTCAAAATTGCCAAACTCGGCCTTGCAATCGTTGCAATATGTACCAGTAGGTGCGCTCTTAATCATTAGACACCCACAGCTGAGTCTTGACCGTCAAAACACAAAAGTTGTCGTCTTTGTCATAATAAGTAACCGCGTAATCGCGTGCCGAATTATGCATGACATGAATAGAAACTACGCCTGCGGGGTCGATGTTGTGTGGTTCTAAATACTTCTTGACCGCGTTACCAAACATAGTTTTACTTCTTGGCCCGGATATGAGTTCGCTCATTTGTTTACCGCCTCGCGTGCGCGGCGCTCACCGATGCGGATACCAACTGCTCGGCCTGCTTTGTGTCCATCCTTGCGGCCTGCGGCTACGCCCAGGCTATAGAAAATTACAGCTGTAAATAGCATGGTAAATAAAACCCACGCTGTCATTTGTTCAAATTGCATAGTGTGATCCCTTGATAAGCAGGTAGCCCTTTACCACCTTTTGTAAAAGGGTAAAGCGCACCACCCACATAATCAAGTACTCGGCGTGTTTGTTGGCGTGTCGTGTTGGTCTTTCGGCTTAGATTTGAGGCCATTAGATGCCAAGACACCACCTAGGCTGCCTGTCAAGAATATGCACAAGGTTGTAAGCAGATCGATAAAGGCTCGATCGTTAGGCGCTTGGTTGGCTATTGGCTGGGTCACAAAGATAAGCGCGTAAAGCATCCCAAATACGCACCCAGCAAAAACTATAGCCAGCGTGCAGCCTATGAAAACAATTAGCCTGGCATGTAGCTGCTCAGGCGTTAGGCGCTTCATATACATCTTTTGGGAGTAAGTCCTTGGTGCATGTACCCACCACTTCGCAGGCAGGCGGTTTGCATCGATCCTCAGACCAGTTTTCGTACTCTTGGCACTCATACCTTACCCATCCTTGATAACCGCACCCTGATAAGAGCAGCGATAAGGCCACTGCCCCTATCAGTTTGTGCATTACTTGTGGCCTACCCCAAACTCTTTTGCTTTTGGATCGATGGCTTTCAGTGCCGGGCCAATTAGAGCTGCTAGAAACGCGTTGGCTAGCGTGCGTGGATCTGTTACACCTGCCATGTAAAGAGCTGCTACAGCTGCCGCAGCTGCTCGGCCATAACTTAATGCGATGGCTTGTAGTCGTGGTTGCATTTTTATCTCCTTAGCGCCCTTAATTGATCTGACTCAGCACATAAAGGGTTGCAGTGCCGCTACTTGTTACAGCATATAAAGCCTCATGATCGCCAATAAGTACCGATAATTTATCTTTATGATCCATTAAATAACCATTTGCCGTAGTTAAATCGGAGCCACCAATATAGACCGCGGAGCTGCCAGCATGTAGATACGCGCTCTGGTCTCCGATAAGTGCAGGTACCACGATCGATGGCGTTGTAGTTACTGTGTAAACCTGTGATTTAGGCATTATCCAACCCCAATTTTTTAGCTAGTGCGATGGCTTTTTCCTTGCTTATAGATACTTCAAAGTGCATCTCATCCTTACGGTTACGGTAATCGCCGCCCCAGGTAAGGCCATACTTCTTGGCAAGCGCCTGGATCATCGGCACCTTCTCAGCTGGAAAAGTACCAATTTTGCCAAGAGGATGTTGAGTCGCATTTAAATCGATGGCTGTACCTGAGCTGTGGCAACTGAGTTTGTCGGTTGTGCCGCGTACCATGCGAAAGGCATAAGCCCAATCGTCTAGTTTGCCTTCATCAATCGGCTCAATTAATTCATGAAAATCCGCTGCAAACGCAGCTAGTAATTCGCCTGCACCTTCGGCACATCTAATTTTTAGGTTAGTGCCTTTGACCGGGTAAGGCTTTACTTTGATCTCTGCCTGATCTTTACTGGCAGGCCAACCGTTATAACTTGTAAGACTCATCCCAGTAGTAAGGCTGCTTCCTCAGCGGTAATGCCAAGTTTTGCAAGTAATTCGCTTTTAGCCGTTGCCTTAGCCGTATCTTGCTGCGCTTTCCAAGCATCATAAACAGGAAAACCATCATCAAATTGCTTTTTAGTAACTGGTGTTACGCCTTCATCATAAATAATAGAGTCAAAATCATTTCCATAAATTACCCAGCCCCCAGTAGGGATGAGCATGTTTAATACTTCGCCGCCTGTTGCCATTTATGCACCTATTTCCATTAATGTGATTGTTGATGTTCCATATAACCCGCCGCCATAAGTTGCTTGTACGGTGGCTACACCTGCCCCAGCAGTATTTGCAAAAGTAGTTTTGTAAGTTGTTGCTGATGTTGTGGCTGGACTATCCAAATAAGTGGTTGATGCACTACCGACATAATTTTGTGAAACCGCGCCTGTATATCCTGCAATATCTTCAAATCGTATTAATTCGGTAGAGTTGCGCAATAACTTTAACTGTACCCCAGTTTGTGCATTTCCAGTTGTTTTACCTAGTGAGGCTTGATGTGCGAAAACTAAAATTTTGCTGGTTGCAGAGCTCGGCGTTATTGTCGCCGTTAATCCAGTATCTGCAAAAGTTGTACTACTTGAATTTGCTGTGGTTGTTGTTTGAGCGTTTACAACCTGCAAAACTTTACCGCCGCCTGCCGCCGCCTGCGTGTATTCGGTAAATATGGCAGCGCTACTACTTAAAAAGTATAATTGGCCTGTCTCGTTTTGACCCATGGCTAATGATCCAGCGGTGCTGACGGTCGCCGTACCTGCGGTTATGGTGCAAACGCCTGCGCCTTGATTAACTATAAATACAGTATCGCCTGCCGCAAATAGCGCTGTGTTTACAGTAATTGTTGTAGCTGTTCCTGAATTCATGATGACGGTAGTACCTGCATCGGCCGCGGTTAGCACATAACTAGCGGTTTTTGCTGTTGCTGAACCACCACCCATGGCGGTCTGTTGCAGGCTCGTCATCTGGGCGGCTGTTAATACCTGCCCAGTGGTGAAGGTTTGTTTTGCCATTTTCGTCTCCTTAGTAACTCAAACTGCTAGTGTCTAAAACTCCATATTGACTCGAATTTAAAATAAAACTGTCGATGATGGGTTCTAATGTCGTAAATGTTACGCGCCATTTATTGGGGTTAATCGTCATAGCCACTCCAAAAATTTGCAGGGTTTTTTGTAGTGTTGTGGATCCTGGCTGTGTAGTAATTACTGTAATTGGATCGAAGTAATCAAGGCCAAGAGCAGCTGCAATACCGGCATCGTAGTTTTCGGTGTAAAGATCCAAAACGATTGCATCGCATCGCACTGATGTTTCGGCTCGGCTAGCCACATAAGCCTGGGCATAATCCAAGGCCACTGCATCGGTTTGCATGAGCAAATCGGTCTGGGTATAGCTGTGTAAAAAGTACTTATCGATACTTGCCTGGTTTATCGCCGTTTGGGTTGTGCCGCCTGATCTAGTGATGTTTGCCTGGTTATAAACAAGCACATCGTTTAAAACCCAAGCAGCATCAAAGTAAAGAAGCCCAGCCGAGCCATCATCGGTGAAAACCGTAGGGGTAGCTGCCACGCTCGATGAGGTTAGCGCTCGATCCTGAAAGACAAAGGATCCAGTGGCATCTACATAGAAGCTGCCGTACTCGCTGGTTGATATCGTCTGGCAGGCGGCTAAAGCTGTTCGTGGGGTGCCTGGATCGGCCTGAACTGTGGTCTGGCCCGCATCTATATCGCGCATCGATGCGGGCCAAGAAATTGCATCGAGTAAGTTGTTAATGCGAGCGCCCGATAACTGCCCTGCGCTTGTACCTGTAACCGTAGTTATCTGAGCATTTTGTGCAAGCCTAAAAGCATCTACAGCTGAAATCACACAATAAGATACATTGTCGTTTGACTCTTGTGGGGTAATTGTCTGATAGCCAGTAATGAAACCGCTAAAAATGGGATAAGTAACGCCGTTATGTGTGGCAGTGATCTGCAACTTACGCATCGGATCTAAAAGGCCATAAAAAGGCCCCGATGTGTTCATTGAATTGAAGTCTCCGTTTTGATCGACAATCCTTAGGGAACAAGTACCTGTTTGGAATTGATCGGCCTCAGCGTTGCGACCGCGGCGTGTAGTAAGCGCATCGATGCGATCTGATACATCAACAATAACCGCAGCGCTATCAGCCAAAACATTTGTACCTAAAATACCTTGATCCAAAATCATTGATTGTGCAAAGGAAGGCCCGGTCGAAAAGTTTATGAAAGCGTTAAGCGTAGGTACTGCCATTACAGCGCCCCTGCAAATGTAGTGCTGTCACCGTAACGGTTAAGTTTTTGAAGCGCACGCTGCATGGCCTCGGTTAAATAATCCTCAGTACCAACTGGGGTATTAATAGTGATGTTATTTACCTGAGGTGGGCTATAGGTAAATGATGGGCTAGATGGGCTGTAGTCGTAGATGCCCTGTGGGTTGCCTGCCTCTGGCATATTGCTTAAACCAGGTAGATCAGGCACGCTGCCTGCGCCATAAACAAATGAAGGTTGGGCTGGGGTGTAGTTATAGATGCCGCTTGGATTGCCCATGTTTCCTATGTTGTTGCCTGCCTTGGCCGCCTGCTCTGCTAGGTAGCGTAAAGACTCAGCAGCAGCTAGTTCAGCCTTCATCTTGGCTGCATTGGCTATATCAAGCTCTGCCATGCGCTTAGCGGCGCTATTGGCATCCTCATCCATGATTGTGAGCAAGCTGCGGATGCGAGCCTTTTCAGCCTCATCTGTCGAGTTAGCCAAGGCTTTCTCCAGGTTGATCCGATCCACATCAAACTTCTTTTTAAGCTCATCTAATTCTGCCTGCTTCTTTTTGGCGGCTAGTTCAGCAGCTGTAAGTTTCTGCTTTTCTTTCTCGGTTAGGTTTTGCTTCTTGATCGTTGCAACGAGTTTGGCGCGCTCTGCCTGCTCAGTTGTAAAGTACATCGATGTTGGCGAATAAGGCGCATTTTTTATACGCTGCTCTTTACCTAAACTGGCCAAGTAACCGCTATTCATAAATGCACTAAAAGCATCAGTTAAGAAACCACCTGTTTTGGTGGACTTAAACTTATCTAGCAAACTGGCTACGCCTAGCAACGCATCGGATGAGCTTTGAGCAAACTTCTCCATCTCGGCAGTTGCCTTGGTAATGCCGTCTGCTCCACCCAATAGCGCGATGCTGTCTAGGATGCCTTTGCCAATAATCTCCTGAACATTGGCCGATGACACAGCCAGGGCATCCATTTGACCTGCATAGGTTTTGGTGGCAGCTAGCGCTTGGCCTTTAAATCGATCTGTAAGCGAAGCCATGATTTTGTCCATGTCACCGCTTGCCAAAACAGCCTTATCTAAACCTGCGCCAAGGCGACTCAACGCTGTGGTCTGGCCACCGTATGCCTTTGCCAAGGCCATCGATACTTCTTGTACTGATTTAGATGTGCCTTTTGAGACATTAAGAGCAAGCTCTAATCCTTTTTGGCTCTGAGTAAGTGAGCCAGTGGCTTGCAAAAGTGTTTGAAATGCCGGGCGAAGCTCATCGTCTAAAACTTTGTAGGTGTCTTGAAGTCGGGCAATAAAGCCTTCAGTGGCAATAGTGGCAAAACCGTTGCCTGTATTTTTAAGCGCTACCTGTAGAGACTTGGCTGCCTTTTCATCAGCTGCAAATGCCTTAACCGATGCCTTGCCAAATGCGTAAATCTTTTGAGCTGCGAAGGTTGCAGCAAAAGCCTTAGCTAGAGCAAGGGTAGTTTTCTGAAAAGAGGTTAAATCCTTTTGGCCTTTTTTAAGAGCTGACCCGTTCCACTTGGCTACTGCCGAGACAATTAACGATGCCATTATGCCCCCAGTGTGTACTTGGCTTGTGTGTTGGTTGTGTTAAAAGTCTTTACCGCTGACTCGATGGCCAGGTTTACTGCACGAGAAGCCTTGCCTTGATCCTCGTACCAGGCTCTGAAAATAAGGCGGCCTTGATCTTTGTAGTTTCGGCTGTTGCCATAAACCTGACCAGCACTGGCAATAAATTGGCGGCCTGCATTTGGGTTAAGCGACTTGTTAAAGCCTCGACCAGTTTCGCGGTAACTAGCTGGAGTAAATGCAGTGCGCTGAAATACTGGCTGGCCATTAGGGTTTTTGCGGCCTGCTGTCTCATAGATAGCACCGCCTGCTGATCTGTTGGCTACATAATGAGTCATCGAAAAGCCTGCGGCATTTCTTTTATTACCGCCCTGATTGTAGGTAATACCTTTTTGAACTTCGCCCTGGTCATATTTTGGAAATGGTCGGTAGTTGATGGTCTCATTAGATGAGCCTGCTTTTGTCCAACCACTTAGCACTGATGAATTGGCAGGTGCAAAGCCCCGGGCTTTATCGCGGATCGGTAGCATCGCAGCTTTGATTTCTTTGTTCATGCCTTTGTACAAATCGTTATCGAACTCGCGCATGGCTTTAAGCGTGCCTTGTACGCCGCTGATGTTTACTGGCATTTACACGCTCCCTTGCTCGATCGCCTAACACTTGTAAAACTGCTTTAAACATAACCTCATCCATGGCCAGGACTTGATCGGGGCTAATTTTTAACTCAACAGCTAGTGAAGCCACCAAGTATGTAAATGAACCCCGATCTATCCTTTTGGGCTTTCATCCTCAATTACTTCCACCGATATAAGTGACGATAAGAAATCGTCTCCAAATGGTGGGATAACTTCGGTACGCATCAACGCGTTATGAGCCAACCAGTAGAGATCACTGTTTTTCTCATGCTCGCGCAGCTGCTTGTACAGGCCTTGACCTGCGTACTTCTCAAACGCGACCTCAACCACCGGGGTAATGCTTACGATGCTTTCCCCTGTAGCCCTTACGATTTTTAGCCGTGCCATTGTTTGCCCCTTAGTTAATTAGAACGGTGTTGATGCTGAATAAGCAACAGCTGATGTGCAGGTAAATGTCATTGATGAGCGTGCAAAGTCCTCAGGCCCACCTGTACCTACTGGTGTCAAATTGTTTACCAAGATTGACATTGTGTAAGTTGGATTGGCTGCGCTCACCGCAGTTCCTTTAACAGGAATAACGATTGCTGTTACGGATGTACCGTAAGCAGCTTGAAGCGTTGCCTGTACTTTGGCGGCTGCCCAATCGTTTAGGAAATCCACTTGTAGTGTGCTGGACTCCAAACCCTTTGAAAATTGATGAGCCGATGCCCCCATGCTTGTGGTCTCGACTTCGTCAAAGGTTTGTGTAAGCGTAATGCTTGTTACATACTCGCTTAGATCAACGGTGGCAATTTTCAGCCCCACATTATTATCTAAATAAATTGCCATCGTTTATTCCTCATCTTTCTTTTTAGTTGCTTCTCCTGGAATTGGCAGACCAAGTTTTTTTAAAACCTCAATATCTGCCGGGGTTATCTGTTGATCTGCCATAGTTAGCTCCATGTAGTTAGTACGGT